CTAGCTCAGAGGGACCGCTGTCCTCATTCTGATTGCTCATAAGATATTTGCTTTCTGGGTTTGGTTCAAAAGAAAAGGGGCAGGATTGCTCCTGCCCCCCAACTTAAGTCTATGCCACCAGTATTAGACCGGGGCAACAGTCTTGATGATGCCAATACGCTCAGGACGCAGGATCAGGATACCGTAGTACCACTTGATCGAGGTAAAGCCGGTCTCACCGTAAGGATCATTACGGTCAGCCGTTTCCTTACCCGGCATCTTGGTCATCACGTTGAACTTGACGGTCTTACCATCGGTCTGGAAACCAATGGTGGTGTACGCCTGATCACCGATGCAGAGCATCGGGAACACGTCATAACGCTCAACACCGCCAACAGTCGTGGTACGATAACCGGGGTTGTCATCAACCTCAGCACCAGCACCAGCCCAGTGCAGCATCTCAGGAACCTGAATGATGCGGAACTTGTCGATGGTACCAACTTCACCGTTCATCACCGTACCGGCATCGGCATAGTGCTGAACTTCGACGAAAGCCTTGTTACCAAACAGATCCTTCATTCGCTTAAGCAGCGGAACCAGTTCCGAGCCAACGAACAGGACACGAGTGGCACCGATAACCTTCGTATCGATCAGACGGCTACCCGTGATGATCGTGGTAGAAGTCGGAGTACGGTTATCCGTCAGGATCTGGTCCAGACGCATAACGTCTTCGTAGTCCACGATCGATGCCGGGATCTCAGGAGACACACCGTTCACGGCAGGAGTCACTTCACCAGTGATCTCGTCGTTATCGGTAGCAGCACCAGCGTAAACCACGACACCCGGAGCAGCCAGCAGATCCATCTGAAGAGCAGCTTCAGTCATCTGACTGGCACCGTTCATCAGTTCTCGCGACAGGTGCGACATCAGATCCGAGTCACTGTCGAAGTCCATCGACTCCTGAGTAAACTCGGTGAAGAAGCCGAACTTATGGATCGAGCCTTCACGTTCCAGACGGGTGAAGCCAACACGGTTCACACGACCACCGTTCTCGGTCAGCGTCGGCAGCTTACCAGCAATGGTACCAACGTCCTTAGACGAACCGTAGAGGTTGCCATTAGCGATGGTGATACCGTTTGCATCGATACCCTGATCGTTGACGTTGCGGTCATCGAGCAGAGGAACGTACTGGTAGACCTTGATCTTCTTACCGAAGTTCTTCGGCATGTTCGTCACCGACGCCATGGGCATGAAATACTGTTCACGTTTAGCGTCAATAAGAGCCTTCTTCAGCCAGAAGAAGGTGTTGAACTGATCAGAGCCAGCGCCGTCGATGGACGACTTCTGACCGTCAGCGGGGGCATTGTAATTAAGCATTATCTGCTAGTCCCTCAGAGTCGGCCCGCAAAGTTCTTGTACTGGGCCTCAAATTCTTCGTCAGACAACGCCAGCGGGTTAATCGCTGTCTTTGCCGGTTTGGGAGTGCTCCTCGTGGGTGAGGCGGCACTAGCCTTATCCCCGTTATCGACCACCGACTTAGGAGCTTCTGCCGTAGTAGCTACTGGTTCACGGGGAACTGCTGGCTTAGGCTTAGTCTCCGTCTTAGGTGCTAGATCATTGAAGCCACCAGACTTCTGTAGATCATCACCAACTAGACGATAGGCTTGAATAAACGAGGTTTCAGGGGTGATCTGGCCCAACGCCTTACGACGATCCATCTCTGAGACGATACGGTCATAAATACCGTTCTCTCGTTGATCATGGATTACCGTCATCAGTGCGGGTTCTCCCCACAGCACTTCCTTACTGGCGTCATCCCAAGTCGAGTTGATAGCCTGAAGAGTTTCCTTACCTTCTGATGTAGAGCTAAGCTCGATCAGGTTGGTCTGGAAAGCTACATCGTTATCACTGACCTTGTGATTGCCTCCAAGGTAAGTCGGTTCAGACTCGGTATCGATGTTTAGAACATCGACACTCTTGTCCTTCAACAGTTTCTGTATAGCTTCTGGATTACCTTTGTCCAGATCTATTAGAAAGGAAAGCTTGTCTTCATCAATACCATTATTCTGGGCCATAGTCAGCATCTTGCGATGCGGTGCTAGAGCCTGCATTTTCTGAGTATAGTTGGCACCCTGCTGCATAAGCTGGATAGCTTCTTCAGGGGTACGAAGCTCAATAGTCTTACCGTTAGCTTTAATAGGTGCCATGACTTTCTCATAGAAAGTCTTGTGGTCTATCTCAGCAGCAGGTTCTGCTTCCTGCCCTTCGGGCTTGGATCCAGTGGGAGGAATAGTACCTTCGGGCTTCTCGCCTTCTGTCCCTTCCTTGTCTTGCTCTTCGACCTTCGGCTGTGCAGCACCACCTTCAGAACCTTCAGTCCCAGAGGCTGGCTTTCCATCACCTTCAGTTTCGACCTCAGTGGCCTCAGCTTCTTGCTCAGTTCCTTCGGTGCCTTGACCTTCCGGGGTCTCTTCATTGGGATCAGTACCCTCCGAGCCATTAGAGCTAGAAGCTTCTTCAGCCTGTTCGACTTGTTCTGGTGCTTCCCCAGTGGGAATACTCAGCTTGGCAAAGTCTTCATCAGACAATTCAAGCGGGTTCGTAGTAGAGCCAGACATTAGTCTTCTACCTCCTCATAACCTTTAAGCTCAGGCTCGACGCCATCCTGTTCAAGGATACGTTCCTGTTCGATAGCCTCTTCGATAGCTACAAGCTGGCCCTCAACCTGATCACCCATCTGGATCTGAACATTCAGATACCGCTTAAGATGACCAGCAGACTGGGCAATAGCGAGAGCATCGGCACGTTGAGCCTCGTTCAAGGCAGGATCACCAGACTCACGGGCGTATCGAGCACATTCTTCTATGAAGAACTCTTCAAGGATAATTCTACGGAAGTCAGCGTTCTTGCTGAGCCGACGAATGGCATCACGACGCTCGATGAGCAGCTTGCCATCCTTCAGTTGGTCCTCAAGAGCATTTAGACGGGACATATGTTGTAGCCTCTACATATACATGTTTGGGTTTGGTCTATTACGTCCCAGTTAAACCTGGGATCATTTGTTGCTCTCCCCCAACTTGGGGTGAGAAGTCAATAGAAGATGGTGCCTGTCTCGGCTGTCCTGCATCACGAAGTCTGTCAGATACTTCGTTCCATCCAATACCAGCCTCAACATCAGGTCTCTTCTCAGCACCTGTTGCTGTCTTGGTCGGACGAACAATAGCTTTCGTGATCTCAAGGTCCATGTTGCCACGAGCCTGACCAGCCTGCTTCTGCATCTCACGAGCGTGCTTGGTTCCAGACTCTTGCTCAACGTAATCCAGATCTCTCTGATCTTTATTGGCTCTAGCTTCTTCAGCCTTAGCGTTGTTCAGATCGATCTTGGATCTGAGTTCCTCAACCTTCAGCTTCATCTCTTCAAGTTGAAGAGCCTGCATCTGCTGCTGTTCAGGAGACATCTGAGGCTTAAATGTACGAAGCTTCTGAGCCAGTTCAGGCATACGCTTCAAGTCGGCAATTTCACTCAGGATCATCAGCGTAATGCCAATATCCATATTGTTGCCGATAGTTTGAAGCATGAAGGCAAGATCTTGTGCCTTCTGATTATCAATCTCAGCAGTGCTGATATCGGCTTCAAGGTCAAAGTTACCCTGAAGGTCTTCACGCTTAACTTCAACAAACTCATTGTTCGTAACACGAATGGTCTCTTCCTTGCTGAGGAAGATTGCGTTCATGGCTACGATCTTGTTGGCGATCTCGACCATACCCTTCGCGATACGACGAAGGATTGCCATCTCACGCTTGGATGCAGCATCAAGAGCACCACGGATACCCGCAGCTACATCGCCATAAGCTTCACCGGACAAACCACCCGAGAAAGCTTTAACACCAGTAAGTGCCTCAGCCTCTTGGTTCTGAAGATTGGCCATAACCAATCCAGACTGGGGAAGCTCAGGATACTTGTGATCGATGATGCCATTGGCAGGCGATAAGTTCGGGTTGAACTCATAGTCCTGACCATTTTCATATCGACGACGATTGAGAGGATCGAGCAAGCCCTTGGCAAAGCCCTGCTGGCCGTTGGCGGAACGACCAAGCAAGTCGATCATACCACGGAAGACAGCACCCAAGATCTTCTGATTATCTTCCAGAAGCTCAGCATCAGGCTCACCATAAAGCTCACGCTTCACGGGCAGATATGGAACCAGAACGAAAGGAAGCTTCTGATCCGGGAACGGATTTTCATCCATGCGAATGACGACATCGCCAATCCATGTGCAGACAATAGGTTTTAGAGTCCCATTACCCTCGATGTCGTAATAGCCCCAATATTCATAGGCCACTACCTTCTTACGAGTAGGATCATTGAACTGGAACGTATCTGGCGTACTGGTCTCATGATCCGGCTGGGACAACGGCGAGTTGCCTTCCCAGTTCACCCGATCAAGGTTCTTGTAACGCTTAGGATACTTCTTCAGTTCTGCCTTGTTGGTCTCGAACGAAACCACAGCAAACAGGGCCTTGTCCACGTCTCCGAGACATGAAGGATCAATGAAGAAGTTATTCGGATTGAGGATCTGAACCGTAGGGGTGTTCTTGATTACCTTTTGTACCGGAACCTTACGGGTACCAGTTTGCTCAGCATAAGTAGCTCTGCCCGACTCTTCATAATAAGTAATGGCAGCTTTAATAGCAGGATCCACAGACTCATCATAAGTTCTGGGATCAGCTTGCCTAAGCTCCATAGCCTGCTGGAAAGCAGCTACCTGCTCTTCAGTCTCGAAGTCATAATGGCTATATTCAGGGACATCGGTCTCTACGGTGACAGTATCTCGATCCCAACCAACCTGAACAATGCCGGTGCCCTCATCGACAACCGCACGAATGAAGTCATCGATAAACTTCACACGGTTTAGCTTGGTACGAAACTGCCAGTTAATAACTAGCTCATTTTGCTTAGCAGCCTCACTATCTTCAAACGTCACAGGACTGACGTTGAACATATCCTTGGAAGATAGAAACGGCTCAGTAAGAGCAGCATAACGCCACTCTGCCTGACGGCGAATAAGCTTGGGCTGGACCTGAGAACGGCCTTTGATCTTGGGAGGCTTAGCCTTCCCACGAACAGCCATGAGATCATTCCAACCCTGAATACGGGTCATCTGACTGGAATGTGCTGGCTTAGCACTTTCCAGATCCTGCTTCAGGCTTTGGATCGTAGGCTCTTTTGACCAGCTAGTCAGCTTCGCAGACTGAGCTTCACTGAGCGTGTACTGGTTATTTTCCATCAGTGTGCCTGATCCATATTAAGTTGGGCGTAACAGGTCTTTGCCTGTTACGCCCGGTTTTGTCTATTAGGGTTCTACAGAGTTTGTTG